AGCTCAAGACGTTATTGATTTGACAGGTGTGTCTTGCGAAAACTACTGCTTAGCAAAATGCTTAGTAGGTGATAGTTCTGACAACATCAGCGGGATTAAGGGTGCAGGATTTAAATCTGTTGCTAAAAGATTTCCTGTATTGACAACAAATAAAGAAGCAGATTTAATGCAAATATTTGAGGCTGCTTCTGCAAGCATAGATAAGAAAATTAAGCTGTACAGAGAGATAGTTGATAATTTTGACGTCGTGAAAAGAAACTGGCGTTTGATATACTTAGATACGAGCAATCTGTCGGCGGGCCAAATGGATCAAATCAATCACATAATAGATACATTTGAGCCGTCCAGGAATAAGATTACATTGATGAGAGAACTGATTAAACTAGGCATTCAAAATTTGGATGTTGAGGGCCTCTTATTAAGCATGATTTACGTGAAATAAAAGGAGTAAGATAGGTGTCTTACGAAGATTCGAGTGTCTCTTTTGGAAGTTATGGAAAAGCTTTCCAAGAAAAAATTGTTCAAGGGCTGTTGACAGATCGCCTTTGGGCAGAACAGATGTCTGAAGTTATTAATGTTGATTTTTTCGACTTGAAATATCTTAAGTTTTTAGCTGACAGATACTTTCGATATCACACAAAGTACAAAGATTTTCCAACTCTTCAACTGCTTGTATCGATAATAAGAGACGATTTAAAAACAGGTAATGACACTGTTTTAAGAGACCAGATAATTGAATATCTTCAGCGAATCCGCCACAATCCTGACATGGGCGATCTTGAATACGTCAAGGATAAGGCGCTTGATTTTTGCAGAAAGCAAGCTTTTAGAGGTGCACTCGAGCAAGCTGTTGACCTCATTCAAACTGACAAGTTCGACTCAGTGATGGATCTCATGAGAAATGCACTATCAGTGGGGACCACACCTTCTATTGGGCACGACTTGTTTGAAGATATGGAAGCCCGGTTCGTTACTGTGAGTCGCCACCCGGTACCCACAGGTATGGAATCTCTCGACCAAAAAGGCATACTTAACGGAGGTTTAGGCAGAGGCGAAATCGGTGTTGTAGCTGCACCAACTGGAGTCGGCAAGTCTCACATGCTGGTTAATTTAGGTGCAGCAGCTGTCAAAAGAGGGAAAAACGTAATTCATTATACGTTTGAGTTGACAGAAAACGCAACAGGCCTCAGGTATGATTCAAATATCTGTATGATTCCATCAAATGAGGTTCCGGAGCGCTCTGATGAAGTAAGAGGTGCATATGCAGAAATGGAAGGCCTAGGCAGGCTAATAATTAAAGAGTACCCAACAGGAGCAGCAACTGTTCAAACTCTCCGATCACATATTGAAAAGCTTTCTCTAAAAGGATTTATTCCTGATCTTCTTGTAATTGACTATGCAGATATTATGAGATCATCACGCCAGTATGAGTCAATGCGTCATGAACTTAAAAAAGTATACGAAGACCTTAGAAATCTTGCGATGGAAAAGCAGATTCCAATCTGGACAGCATCTCAAAGTAATAGAGAGAGTGCTTCTTCTGATATCGTAGGCTTAGAGAACATGTCTGAGTCTTATGGTAAGGCACAGGTTGCAGATGTTGTAATTTCTATCTCAAGAAAGCCAACAGAGAAAGCGTCAGGATTAGGTCGTATTTTTATTGCTAAGAATAGAGCAGGCCGCGACGGAATCTTGTTTCCAGTTAAATTAAATACAGCAATGTCAATGTTCTCGGTTATCGAAAATGCTGACGAGATGACGCTCGAAGAAGCAAAAGACAAGAATGAAACTGACATAAAAAAGGTTTTGCAAAAAAAATGGAAACAAGTTAGCAAAAGAGAAAACAAAGCTGAAGAAAAGTAATATTATAAAAAACCTATAATAAACAGGAATGAAAATGACAAATTATAACGAGGTATTTGAGAAGTCTTTACAATATTTTGGCGGTGATGAACTTGCTGCCTCCGTCTTTGCCACGAAGTACGCACTCCAGGATGAGCAAGGAAATTATCTTGAAACAGATCCAGACCAGATGCATAGAAGGATCGCAAAGGAATTTGCTAGAATAGAAGCAAAGTATCCTAACCCTATGTGCGAAGATGAGATCTATGATCTTCTTAAAAATTTCAAGTATGTGGTCCCACAAGGTTCTCCTATGTCTGGAATCGGAAACACACACCAGATACAGTCACTGTCCAATTGCTTTGTAGTGGATTCTCCGCAAGATTCCTACGGAGGTATTTTAAAGACAGATCAGGAGCAGGTTCAGATTATGAAGCGTCGTGGAGGTGTTGGTTTTGACATATCTACCATTCGCCCTAAAGGCCTAAGAACATCTAACGCAGCTAAGACAACCGACGGTATCGGAGTTTTCATGGAGCGGTTTTCTAACTCCTGTCGCGAAGTTGCTCAAGGTGGTCGAAGAGGCGCACTCATGCTTACAATCTCAATCCATCACCCAGACATTGAGACCTTTATTAATATTAAGCGAGACCTATCAAAGGTAACGGGAGCCAATATCTCAGTTAGGCTGTCTGATGAGTTCATGAAAGCTGTTGAAAACAATGAGGATTATGAGCTTCGCTTCCCTGTTGATGCAACAGGTGATGAGAAAACTGTAACTACAACGACTTCTGCGACTGAGATATGGAATCAGATCATTGAGTCTGCGCATGGATCTGCTGAGCCAGGTCTTCTTTTTTGGGATAATGTTCTAAACTACACTCCTGCTCAAATTTACAAGGATGACGGGTTTCACACAATTAGTACTAATCCGTGCAGTGAAATCACCCTGTCCGCTTACGATAGCTGCCGCCTTCTTCTTTTGAATACGACTTCTTTTGTTAACAGCGCATTTTCTAAGAATGCAGAATTTGACTACGATCTTTTTCGAGAAATTGCCGGAAAAGCTCAAAGGCTTATGGATGACTTGATCGATCTTGAGATCGAATGTGTCGACAAGATAATCAGTAAGATTAAATCAGATCCTGAAGGCAGTGAAGTTAAAAGAAACGAACTTCTTCTTTGGAATAAAATTAAAGAGGTTGCTCAAGCTGGTCGCAGAACAGGCTTAGGGGTGACAGGAATCGGAGACACTTTGGCTATGCTTGGTGAAAAGTATGGTTCTAAGAAGTCTATTGATTTGACTGAAAACATTTACAGGACTTTGGCTGTTGGGTCTTATGAGTCTTCTTGTCACATGGCTACTGAGCGCGGTGCTTTCCCAGTTTATGATTTTGACAAGGAAGAAGGGCACCCGTTTATGGAAAGGCTTTTTGAAGCTGCCCCAGAGCTTCGAGAATTGCACAGAGATCACGGTAGAAGAAATATTGCATTAACTACAACTGCTCCTTGCGGCAGCGTTTCTGTGCTAACACAGACAACTTCGGGTATCGAACCTGCATTTATGCTTAAATACACCCGAAGAAAAAAGATTAATCCAAATGATGCCACAGCTCAAGTCGATTTTGTTGATGACCTCGGGGATAAGTGGCAAGAGTTTGATGTATATCATCATGCTTTTAAGCAGTGGATGGATACGACAGGCTTAACTGAAATTGAAGACAGCCCTTATGCAGAAGCAACTGCAAACGAGATCGATTGGGAGTCTGCAGTAGATTTACAGGCAGCAGCACAGCGCTGGGTGTGTCACGCAATTAGCAAGACCATCAATTTACCTAATAAAGTATCAGTCGACGACGTCAAGAAAGTTTACTGGAGAGGCTGGAAACAGGGCTTAAAAGGAGTCACAGTGTATCGAGACGGATCTCGATCTGGCGTCCTTGTTTCTAGCGAAACCACATCGAAAGATGATGATTCTTTCTCTGAAACTCCAGCACCAAAGCGACCTGATCTTCTAGATTGTGATATCCATCAAACTTCCGTAAAAGGAGAGAAGTGGACAATTCTTGTCGGCCTAATGGACGGAAAGCCTTATGAAGTTTTCGGCGGGTTAGCTAATAAGATTGAGATCCCTAGATACTACAAAGATGGAACACTAACAAAAAGAGTTAGAAAAACAAAGAACTCTAAGTACGATCTAAGATTTGGGCACGCGACAGATGAGTTTTGCATCAAGGACGTTGTGGAAGTATTTGATAATCCAACACACTCAGCTTTTACTAGGACAATTTCTCTCGCGCTTCGACATGGCGCCCCAGTTTCTTTTATGGTTGAGCAGCTTCAAAAGGATAAAGACACTGACTTCTCATCTTTCTCTCGAGTCATTGCAAGAGTGCTCAAAATTTACATTCCTGATGGTACAAAAGCAAGCAGCGGTGCATTAGAAAATTGCTGTGACGATCCAAACATAGTATACCAAGAAGGTTGTGCCACTTGTTTATCGTGCGGATATGGAAAGTGCGGATAGTTATATCCAAGGAGAAGGTCATTATGAGAAAAACCATACACATCGACGACAAGATCAGCGAAGTTAAACTAAGATACAACCCAATTATTGTCACTGTTAATAAGTTTGATGAAGATGCTGCCAGAAAATTTAGGGATGAAATTAATGCTGCTCATAATACTGGACAACCTGTAATTCCTGTTGTTATTGCATCATACGGCGGTGCAGTATACTCACTCTTAAACATGATTGACACGATTGAAAGTGCATCTCTACCTATTATGACAATCGCGGAAGGAAAAGCAATGTCTTGCGGCGCAGTTCTTCTCTCTTGCGGAACTAAAGGCTATAGATATGCTGCTCCTAATTCAACAATTATGATTCACGACGTTAGCTCCATGAGCAGCCGACAAAAAGTGGAAGAGTTAAAAGCAGACGTTAATGAGTCTGACCGGCTAAATAACAAGATTATGCGCCTCATGTCATCCAATTGCGGCAAAAGACCAGACTACTTTCTTAAAGAGATTCACAAGCGCGGAAGAGCAGATTGGTTTCTCGAAGCCGATGAGTGCCTAGAGATCGGTTTGGTTGACCATGTCGGCATGCCGGAAATGAAAATATCAGTTGATGTAGGTGTCGAAATAGAATAGTTAATAGATGTGCCTTTAGTGGAGAGCATCTATGTCAAAGTCTGTGTTTCGTCAGGTCCCAAAAACTGGTGTCATTTTTACAACAGCCTCAGCTATGAAATTAGGTTTTTATCGAGGGCATCCAGATTGGTGTAATTTCGGTCAAGGCCAGCCTGAAACTGGGTATCTCGATGGCGGCCTAGAGCGTATTAGCCACATTGATATCGATGAAGGTGATCATGAGTACGCACCAGTCGGTGGGCTTCTTGAACTCCGCGAAGCGATTGCGAACATGTACAATGTTCTTTATCGAAAAAATAAGAAATCTAAATACACAGCAGAAAATGTCTCCATTGCAGGCGGAGGTAGAACTGTTTTAACTCGAGTGGTTGCTGCCCTTGACGCTATTAACTTGGGTCATTTCTTACCTGATTACACAGCCTATGAAGAGCTTTTGTCAACATTTAAGGGTTTTAATACTATTCCAATCATGCTTGATCCTGATAACGGATACACTTTTTCTCACCAGGATTTAAGAAAAGAGATCCAGGGGAGAGGTTTAGGTGCAGTGCTTGTTTCAAATCCTTGTAATCCTACAGGCAAGACAATATCGGGAAGACACCTCAGAGAGTGGATTAAAGCAGGAAGAGAGACAGGATGTTCTCTGATCATGGATGAGTTTTATAGCTCTTACGTTTGGGAAGGTGTCCCGTCAGGAGAGACATTAAGCTGTAGCAAATACATCAACGACGTTAACGAAGACAACGTGTTAATAGTTAACGGTCTCGGAAAAAACCAAAGATATCCAGGATGGAGAATTGGTTGGGTCGTTGGCCCTAAAGATTCC